TAAACTTAGAAGGCACACGAAACACAAGAATAAACACAAATCAACTAAACCATATAAAGGACAAGGAAGATGACAGAATTTGCAAGAATAAACTTTGCCGAAAGCAAGATACCTGTTTTCAAAGAAAATAAGGCAAAGAACTATATCACCTATGGTACTGACAACAAGTACCCACAGATGTTAATTGACCTTTACAACAGTTCTCCTAAACACGGAGCAATAGTATCTCAAAAGGCTCAATACATTGCAGGAGATAAAACAGAGGTTATAGCAAACAACACAGAGCAACTAACTATTGCAAATGATAGACTTGCTTCTATTAACGCTTACGAGTCCTTTGATGATGTTAAAAGTAAGATTTCTGCTGACCTGGAACTATTTGACGGATTCGCTTTGGAAATCATTTGGAATAAGGCTAAAACTTCAATAGCTGAGATTTATCACTTACCTTTTCAAAATGTTCGTCATAGTCTTGATGGTCACTACTGGTATGCTGATGATTGGAGCGACAGAAAGGTAGATCCTATTTACTACTATTGTTGGAATCCTTTGACTCGTGAAAACAAGCAAATGTACTATTTTAAAATGTACAAAGCAGGTCAAGGAGAATATCCAACAGCACCGTATCAGAGTGCTTTGAAATACATCGAAATAGACACGGAGATTGCAAATTTCCATCTTAATAGTATAAAGAGTGGTTTCTCTGCTCAAACGCTCTTACAACTCTTCAAAGGAGTTCCTACACCGTCAGAGGCAAGAGAAACTATTAAGCGTTTCAAAGATAACTTTAGCGGCACAGATAACGCAGGTTCTATAATCATTCAGTTTAACGATCCTAATGAAACTCCGTCTGTTGTCAATAACTTAGCACCGTCTGACTTTGACAAGCAGTTTGACCTATTAAACCAAACTGTACAGCAAGAAATCTTGATGGCACATCGTGTGACTTCTCCAATGTTGTTCGGTATAAAAACAGAAGGACAACTTGGTGGACGCTCAGAACTTATAGAATCTTACGAGGCTTTCCAAACTGCATACATTGAACCACGTCAGACGCAAATGGATAGAGCGTTAACTTCTATTTTTAAGTTTATTGTGCCTGTAACCCTAAAAACTAAAAATAAGCCTCCTATCGGTTTAGATTACGTTTACTTGTTTGAAAAAGGTATAATCTCTCAAGCTGAGGCTCGTAGAGAGTTAGGTATGAGTGACACCGTTGCAATGTCTTCTCAGGTAAAATGTAATTGTAATGAGAATCCTTTTGGTTGGGATGATGACAAAGACTTAGCAGTTTTCGAGCAATTCGGTGAGTTAGCTTCTAAGTTTGAAAAATACCCTTTTGATTTTGCCTCTGCTCTTGAGTTAATCATTCTGCAATTTCTAAACGGAAACACAGAGTTAACACTTCAAGACCTTGCTAACAACATCAAGCAAGATGCTGACAAAGTAGCGGAGGCAGTAACCAAACTAATAAACGAAGGTTTAATCACTTCAGCAGATAACATTTTAAACGTAACAGAGCAAGGAACAAAGACACTTGTAGACTCAGGCTTAGGCACAGAACTTGTAGTCCGTTACACCTACGAAAAAGCACCTGGAATAAGCGGCTCTGAAATCATTCCTACTTCAAGAGACTTTTGCAGAAGATTAATTTCATTAAACAGAGTTTACACTCGTGAGGATATCGACACAATATCACAAAGAGTAGGTTACAACGCATGGGAAAGAAGAGGCGGTTGGATGACGGTTAAAGGCTCTTCTCCTGCTATTCATGTACCTTATTGCAGACACATTTGGAAATCACAACTATTAAGAAGAAAAATCAATGGCTAACTTTGTATATTTCATTTCAGTTACCTACTTAAAGGATAACACACCCATCAATGAGAATCTTGATGATAAACTTTTAAAAAGTGCTATAAAAGAGGCACAAGAAGTGTATATTCGTGACATCATTGGTTCAGGGATATATGACGAACTGCAACAGCAGACTTTTGATGGTTCTGTGACTGCTGACAATACGACTCTTTTAGACTCTTACATTGCACCTTGCTTGAAGTACTACACTTTAGTCGAGTCAATGCTTCCAATGACTTTCAAGTTTTTGAATAAGTCCGTAAGTTCACGTCAAGCGGAATTTGCTCAACCTGTTACACCTCAGGAGTTAACTCTCATAGAGCAGAGATACAGAGACAAGGCAGAATACTACGCTGAGAGATTACGCAGCTTCTTAAAAGAATATCCACAGATTTATCCGAAATATTTAAATCCCGGTACAGGCTTTGACGTTATCCGTCCAAAGAATACGGCTTTGTTTGGTGGAATGTATATGCCTGGCACAGATGACGATTGCTTTTATAACTATGATTTCCCACAAGAATAAATGGCGGTTAAAAAACGAACAGAAACTAATTAAACTTTATGACGTTAAATCAGATTATCCAAAAAATTCAGACTCAAGCGGAAAGCCACAAAATGGTAGGCAAGTTCGCAGTAGGGGCTGACTTTGATTTTGCAGTTGACGAGGTTAAATACTATCCTTTGGTTTGGTTAGTTCCTAACGGTTTTCAATTCAACACCGAAACAAGATTAGTCACTTACAACTTTGAACTTATGGTAATGGATAGAGCGTTTGAAAGTAGCTCTAACACTATTGAGGTTCTAAGTGATAGTGCAGGAATTATTTTAGACATTGTCACACTTCTTCGCAGAAACGTGACTGAATCAGATTTTGAACTTATTGTAAATGCAGCAGCAGAACCATTTTTTGATAGCAGCACAGACGTTGTTGCTGGTCATTCTATTAGTATTAGCGTTAATACCCCATACCTCGAATCCTACTGCGACATACCCACCTGATACGAGTAGGCTAATTATTATCAGAGAAATCTATGAGATTGATAAAAAGCACGACAGCATTTACAAGGCTTTTGCTGATAGCATTAGTTCTCCTAAGTCCACAGAGAGCATCCTCTCAATTCTCAGACAGCACGATTAAAGAAATTAACTTGCGTCTATTGGAGTTGCATAAGTGCCGACAAAAACAAGAAAAATTCATGCAGTTAGCATCTCAAGATAGTGCAACCATCCAGGAGCAGCACACAGAAATCATTAAATTAAAGAACGACAACTTTGAAATAATTGGTCAACGCAACAGATACAGAGATTTTTGTATAATCAGTTGGTCTATTTTGATTTTGTCAATAATACTATGAAGAACAATGTACACCGTTTCGACTGTGACTTTAAACCCAAAAAAATTTTACTCATCAGCGACATCCATTGGGATAATCCCAAATGTGACCGTAACTTGCTTAAACGTCATCTTGACCAAGCCAAAGAGTTAGAAGCTGACATCTTATTTAACGGAGATACTTTCTGTTTAATGCAGGGTGCTTATGATCCTCGTAAAAACAAAAACGATATTAGACCTGAACACAACAAAGCAAACTACTTAGATGCTGTTGTAAACGATGCTATTGAGTGGTTTTCTCCTTATGCTCATTTAATTAAAGTTGTAGGTTACGGCAACCATGAAACCAACATCCTAAAGCGTCAAGAAACAGACGTTATTGATAGATTTGTTTTTGGTTTAAACTCAGCAAATAATACGAATGTACAGGTAGGCGGTTACGGTGGTTGGATTGTATACCACTTTAAAAGAGCAAACACAACTCATAATTACAAGATAAAGTATATGCACGGATTCGGTGGCGGTGGAGCAGTTACTAAAGGAACTATTCAGTTTAACCGAATGTCAACTTATGTAGAAGGTGCAGACATGATATGGATGGGACACGTTCACGAAGACCACGAGTTGACCTATACAGTAGAAAGAATTACCTCTCATTTTAATGTTAAGTTAAGAGATATACTCATGATAAGAACTGCTACCTACAAAGAAGAATACAATCAAGGTAAAGGTGGTTGGCACGTTGAACGTGGTACATCTCCAAAGCCTACAGGCGGTAGATGGTTAGAATTACACCCACAACGGATTAGAAATGATGAAAGAGAATACATGAAAATAAACGCTTTTACCTATAAAACAATATGAGAATAAAAGTAAACTTTGTATTTCAAGATGACCAGGTAGATCCAATCTACAGAAAGCTTGGTTTAGATATGGATGCAGACGCTGTTGAGATAGTAGAAGAAGGCTGGTTAGACCTTAATCATGTCATTGCTGCGTCAGAATTTTACGAATTAACTCATGTATATTGCATAGGAGGTCACACTTTTTTAATAGATTTGCCTTTAAATGAATTTGAAGCACTATGGACGTAGTTAACAAACCTGCACACTATCAAGGTAAAGTAGAAGCCATAGATGCTATCGAATCAGCAATGACAAATGAAGCATTTAAAGGTTATTTACACGGTAACTGTCTTAAGTATCTTATGCGTTATACTCGCAAGAACGGACAGGAAGATTTGCTTAAAGCAGAATGGTATCTCAACAAACTTATTGAAATCAATGGCAAAAATAGAACTCTCTAACATAGACTATATCCTAAAGTGGGAAGGCGGTCTAAGTAAGCACAAAGCTGATACAGCAGCAAGACACCCAGTTCCTGACGGAAGCGGATATCACACAAATAAAGGTATTACTTGGATGGTTTGGAAGGGTATATTCGGAACTAACAACGAGTCAATAGAATCTTTCTACAAGATGCCTAAAGAAAAGTGGATTCAAATCTACCAACGCTATTGGGACGGTTTAAACTGCACTAAGATTGAATCTCAAATAATAGCTGAATTTTGGGCAGACTTCGCTTGGGGTTCAGGAATAGGCGGTGCATCACGTCAATTACAGCGTTTTATCAATTCTCACGGCTTTAATTTAAAAGTTGATGGTCAAGTAGGTCAAATGACAATAAGTGCCTTAAATAGCCTTATTGAGCGTCATGGCGAGAAATGGGTATTTGAAAGCTGCTACTCTTGGAGAGTTGAATTTCTGCAAAGTTTAAAATCATTTAAAGACTTTGGAAGAGGTTGGTTAAATAGATTGCAAGACTTTTATTTATACGCACAAAGACAATGGCAAGTTTAGAAGATATAGGCAAGAAATTTAGTGACTTTAATCCTGCTGGTGACAAAGGGATTCAAGGCATCCTCCAAAATTGGGGCAATGAAATTATTGCTAAATTTCGTGCTAATCTTCAAAAGAATAAATCTCTCGCATCTCGCAGACTTTACTCAGAGATTGAGTCTGATATTCTGCCAACAAAAACAGGCTTCAGTCTACAGATTAAAATGCTTGATTATTACAAGTGGATTGAGGACGGTAGACCTCCAACAACAACTAAAACGCCATCTAATCCAACGCTTCAGAAATCAATCGAGCAATGGATCATAAATAAAGGTATTCAAACTCGTACATCTAAGAATCAGTCACGAGCAGAATCAGTCAAGAGCCTTGCTTATGTAATAGCAAGAAAGATTCACCGTAAAGGAACTAAAGCAAGACCTTTCATTTCTCCTGTGTTAACAGATAAAATGAAACAAACACTTGTTGATAGAATCGGTAGGTATATTGCTGATTCGTTAGCGTCATAGTTTCGTCAATAAAGAAAAATATTTTTCTATTATAGAAATTTATTTTATCTTTGCTGCATGGAACTACAAGAAATCATAAATCTTATTAAAGTAAAAAGAAAGCACGGACTCGTG